CACAAATCATGTTTTAAACTGGTTTGAGTTGCATGGGGATGCAACGTCCGCCGCGTTCATGACTGCTATTAGTCGAGAACAGCATTTCCCTCTGGATAGTGAGCTTTACGATCGAATGATCAAGCTTTATCCCTCTCCCCCCTTTAAGACTCCGGAAGAACGTAAAAAGTGGGAAACCACTATACGTGATCCGTTGCTTAAGGAGGTTAAGGAGACTGGGACACTATCGGGATACATTCTCGAATCCTGGAAAGTAGCGAATGAGGTGAAAAGCGCGCTAAAACCGATCCTCGGACGGCTCTTTAATTTTCTCGCCCCAGGCGGCAAACTTAGGACAGTTGCGATATGCGATTACTGGACTCAACTGGCTATGAAACCAGTCCATGAATACCTCTTCACTATCCTCGAGGCCTTAGGAGCAAATGATGCTACCTTCGACCAACAGGGACGTGTTGATGAATATTGGGCTAGGGGTCTGAAGCCACATTGGTCATTTGACCTTTCTGCAGCAACTGATTCTATTCCCATTACTCTTTATATCCATGTTTTAGCCCCCTTCTTTCAAGAAGGAGACGACTATGAGGCCGGTTACGCAAAAGCATTACTGTGGTCTAAGATTATGACCGACCGGGACTTTCAGATTCCCTCGCCTAAAAAGGGAGAAGATGGCCACACTGGTTATCGCCTTTACCGATCTATAAGATACGGAACGGGTCAACCTATGGGCGCATACTCCTCTTGGGCAAGTATGGCAATCGTGCACCACGCACTTGTTCAGTACTCTCACTGGTTAAAAGACCTGGAGCAAGCATCTAATGCTTCGTGGTTTGATCCATATCTGGTGTTAGGGGATGACGTAGATCTTGCAAAAGATTCGATCGTCGCCTCTAATTATCAACTTGCGTGCGCCGACTTCCAAGTGAAGATAGGTCTTGCTAAGTCTTTGAGTAGCCTCTCGAATTTCTTCGAGTTTGCGAATCAGAGGTTATGTGAATCCGGGAACATCTCACCACTATCCTTTCTAGAGGAACTTTCCTCTCAGACTTGGAATAGTAGGGTAGAGTTCGCCTCCAAAATCTCGAAGAGATTCGGGATTAAGATGTCCTCCACGGCTCTTTTACGTTTGGTAACTACAGCCAGACAATGGCAAGGCTTAATTCCTGAATTTTCAGGGTTAAGAGACGCCATCTTTACCAGATTCCTCAAATTTATTCTGCTGGGACCGTTCAACGCTTATTGGCATTCAACGATCGAACTCAACATAGACACAGTGACACAATGGTTACAACTCCTCAGTGAGGGGCTGTTAAAACCGGTGTTACAGTCAAATGAGGATCGGGAAAGAATCAGTCAACTGCTTTGTAAAGCGGTCCTTGACAAGATCCTAGCTGTGCTTGAAAAAGCTACGAGTCGGTTACAACCTTCTCGTACTCCTTACAAGTCTTTGGTCAGTCCCCCCTTTACGCCGGGAGGGAGCGCTACTCATGGAGTGTTACCACCGCCGTTACCTTTCGCCTTTTCTGGATTTCCA